CCTCACGGCATCTGGGCTGTTCATTTTATCAGCCTTCGCTCAAGACCCCTAGCGTGATCTTACCCCCTTTCGAGGGCGTTTGATCCAACCACATCAGCCAATGGCCTTAGCAGTTGTTGCTGTGGGCGCTATATAGAGCTAAAGCAGATGAGAAAGTCTGCCTCGGTGGTTTATCCGCTGAGAAGCTACGCTCTTTCGTATCACTGTGGCAATCATGAAAATGATTGACAGGAAACGAAGAGAGATCCCAACTGCTCATAACCTGACTGACTTAAGGTCAGCCACGGCCTTCCCTTGTGAAAGGGGAGCAATTGCGAAGGAGCGTTATCCACAAAGTGGGACTAATTCACAAACTATGAAAAACATAATTTATGAACTTAACGTTCCACGTAGCTTAAGAAGGGGATCCTGAATGAGGGATCATGATTTTGATCCTTTCTTCAGGTTACTCCTTTGAGCCACTGGAACCAAAGAGCACAGTAGCATCCTACGCATTCTCCTAAAGAGAATACGAGGTATGTACATTCTTCAAGGGAAAAGGCGAAACCTTAAACAGGTTTACCTCTATCTTAAAGAGTGTTATACTATCTGTGTTTCCGTCAAGGTAGGTTCCCACTATGACCCTAAAATGGGGGTCAGAGTTGGGAAAATTAGCGGTTTACCGCTAATCATACCCGGGCGTCTTCGTTTAGCGATGATGTCTGACCGTCGGATGTATGTTGCTGTCATGACCTTGTTAGGTATTCATAGAATAATTCCGTGATGACCGCCTGTGGACCATAGTACCGTTATTGAAAAATTCAACGGTTCCTATCGCACACTTGCAGTCGAGACTCTTATCGAGTCCAAGCGGAAACTCTGTGAATTAGCAGGGCTGAAAGGTGATGTATTCTTTAGAAATCTGTCTGCTGTCTGACTCATTCCTGAGTCAGCGGGACCTAATCTCAAAGTAGCCTGAGAAGGGGTGGTTGCGGATGCTGTAGCGATTCTAAGGAATCCTAGGTATCTAGTGACCATCTCACGATGGTTCTATGAGACTGGGTCCTTTGCTACGCTTTTCTCGCTTTGAGCTACATGCTTTATATCCTTACCCTTACTTTTAGGGAGCCGGATACTGCACATCGGAAGGTTAACCGCGGTATATAATACCGCTGGTAAAGCCCGAGTAATCGGGATAACCAACTGATGAACGCAGGTAGCACTTTACCCACTTCATAGGGAGATCTTCAAGTTTCTTGAAGGGTTGCCTACAGATGGGACCTATGATCAATTGAAGCCTGTAAAGGCTTTGATTGACAATGGGAAAACATATTATTCTTACGATCTCACTGCTGCAACCGACCGGTTGCCGCGTGATATCCAGAAAGATGTGTTAACCCAGTTCATAGGGAATACTCTTTCAGAGCTATGAGCTCTCATGGTCGACATGCCATTTGGTTTATCCAAAGAAGATTCTGATATTATCAGATATTCTATTGGACAGCCAATGGGTGCCTACTCATCTTGAGCTATGTTAGCTTTGACCCACCACATGATAG